GGGCCACCACCAATCCCGACGCCGACAGCTGGGTGGCCGAGTTCATCTCCTGGTGGATCGATGCCGCCAGCGGCCTGCCGATCCCCGAACGGGCGGGCGTTTTGCGCTGGTTCGTTCGGGTCGGCGACCGCCTGGAATGGGGCGATGATGAAGATGAACTGGCGGTGCGTCATCCCGGCCTGCCGCCGAAATCCCTGACCTTCGTCCCGGCAAGGCTGGAGGACAATCCGGCCCTGCTGTCCGCTGATCCCGGTTACCGCGCCAACCTGATGGCCTTGCCGACGGTGGAGCGGGAAAGGCTCTTGGCCGGCAACTGGAAGATACGTCCGGCGGCAGGGCTTTATTACCACCGCGCCTGGTGCCCGCTGGTCGAGGCTCTGCCCGCTGGGCTGAAGCTGGTGCGCTATTGGGATCTGGCGGCGACGCCCAAGACGGCCAGCAATGATCCCGACTGGACGGTGGGGGTGAAAATGGGCCGCGATGATCGCGGCTGCTATTGGATCGCTGACGTCCAACGCTTTCGCGGCAATCCCGGCGAGGTGGAGCAGCTTCTGCTTTCCACCGCCGCCGCCGACGGCAAGGGCGTGCGCATTGGCCTGCCCCAGGACCCCGGTCAGGCGGGCAAGGCTCAGGCGGCCTATCTGGTGCGGCAATTGGCCGGCTACTCGGTCATGGCCACCCCTGAAAGCGGCGACAAGGTCACCCGCTTCGGCCCCTTTTCGGCCCAGGCGCGGGCGGGCAACGTCAGCATTCTGCGTGCCCCCTGGACCGAGGACTTTTTGACATCCCTGGAGGGCTTCCCTGAAGCCTCCCACGACGACGACGCCGACGCGGCAAGCGGGGCGTTCAACCTGTTTCAACAAGACGGCGGCGGCCTGATCGACTTCTACAGCCGCGCCCTATCCCAGACTTAGAGGAGATCCCCCACATGGCACGCGACGGCGGCATCGACATTGAACCCGGGCTTCTGACCCGCGTGGCCCAAGGGCTGCGCTGGGTGGTGGGAGCCGAAGCGCCCGAAGATTGGTTCGGCCCCATGGACCCCCTGCCGCCCTCGGCGCAGCAGGTCATTGGCCGGCAGTTCGATTATCCTTCCGGCTATAATCTGGTCACCCAGCCCCGTCAGGCCGAGCCCATCAGCTTCGAGCAATTGCGCGGTCTGGCCGATGCCTATGACCTGATGCGGCTGGCCATCGAAACTCGCAAGGATCAGATCGCCAAACTGTCCTGGATCATCCGCCCGCGCACCGGCCTGAACGGCCAGCCCCGCGCCGCCCACGACGATCCGCGCATTTCCCAGGTCAGCGACTTCTTCGCCCGCCCCGATCGCGAGCATGGCTGGGACTCCTGGCTGCGCATGGTGGTCGAGGACATGCTGGTGATCGACGCCGCCACTCTCTTCCCACGCCGCGACTACGCCGGTCGCCTGCTGGCCCTGGAGCCCATCGACGGCGCCACCATCAAGCGGGTGCTGGACGATCGAGGCCGTACGCCAGAGCCACCCTATCCCGCCTATCAGCAGATCCTGAAGGGTCTGCCGGCGGTGGATTATCGCTCGGACGAGCTGTTCTATTTGCCGCGCAACGTCCGCTCCCACCGGGTCTATGGTTATAGCCCGGTCGAGCAGGTGGTGATGACGGTGAACATCGCCCTTCGCCGCCAGTTGCATCAGCTGCAGTACTACACCGAGGGCAATGTCCCCGAAGCCCTGATCGGCGTTCCGGAAACCTGGACCCCTGATCAGATCGGCCAGTTCCAGGCCTATTGGGACGCCCTGCTGGAGGGCGACACCGCCCAGCGCCGCCATGCCCGCTTCGTCCCGGCCACCATCTCGAAAAGCTTCGTTCAGACCAAGGACGCCGGCCTGAAGGACGATTACGACGAGTGGCTGGCCCGCATCGTCTGTTTCGCCTTCTCGGTCAGCCCGCAAGCCCTGGTCCGCGCCATGAACCGCGCTACCGCCGAGACCGCCCACGACCAGGCCCTGCAAGAAGGCCTGCTGCCGCTGATGCGCTGGGTCAAGGAGCTGGTGGACCGGGCGCTGGGTGAAGGCTTCGGCTATCACGATCTGGAGTTCGTCTGGCAGGAAAGCAACGACCTCGACGCCCTGACCCAAGCCCAAATCGCCCAAGTCTACCTCGCCGCCGGGGTGCTGACGCCGCAGGAAGTGCGGGCCAGTCTGGGGCTGGGGAATGATCAAAAGGGAGGTGCGGCCAATGCCGGCCGCCCTTTCGGGAAGTTGTTGCGGGTTCCTGATCAGTCGAAAGTGCCAGCAACAGCGTCTGGCGGCGGCCAGTCCGGTGGAAACGGTGGCAACCCCTATCACGATGACAAGGGGCGATTTACAACGGCGGATAATGACGGAAGTGGTGGTGACACCATCAGAACCCAGGAAAACCGTGGTGCTGATCAGCGCTCTGGCGTGATCTTGACGCAATATCGTCCGCCCCCTGCTGTGAATGCTCGAGGGGCTGCCCAGAGTGTCGTGCCTGAAAGCACTAATGAGGTCGCCGATGCCGAGACTTATAGTAATCTTGAAGCGCGACTAAGGGAGATCGAGCCAAATAATCCAAAATTGGACGAAATAAGAGATCCAAACGAAGCTCCTAGCCCTGAAGCTGTTGAGGCAATGCGGGACGAACTTCAGGAAGCACAATTTAGACAAGCGGAAAGAGCCGCCAGGGAAGCCGAATGGAAGGGGAACGGTGATTCCTATCCTCAAGATCAGATGGATGCGGCTAAGGAAAAACTAAGGGAAATGGATCCCCAAAATCCTCTTCTCCGGAATAGCGCCGACAATGGAAGCTCATGTCGCGTGCCGACGAAAGACGAAATTCAGGCTGTGCGAGATGCGTACGATGAGAAAGTCGATGAAATCGCGCATGCTATTGTTAACGGACATGCCCGAGAGAAGCATGAAGATGAGTTTGGGGGAGACCCAGGGTCACCACTGATGGAGGCTGAGGTCAACGACACGATGCGTCACCCTACGGCTATTCGAAAATTTCCAAATGGGAAAACTGCCTATTATAACAAGGAGGAAAATATTGTTGTGGTGGTGAACCCGAAGGATTCTGATGGGGGCTCGGCATACAGGCCACCAGAAGGGTATCAGTACTTTAAGAATATGAAGTGAGGTGACATATGAAAATCCAGGCGCAAAATGGCGGGGTTTCGCTGCAATCTTCTGCCGATGAATATTGCTCACTGAATAACCTCATGAACGAAATACTTCATGGGTTTAACCCTGGGGATCGTTTTGACGTGAAAGGGGGGGAAGGCGAGGTGGCTAGAGTCCTATTGCGTTCATTCAATCAGAGGTGTGAGGGAGGGGGGGAAATGTATCTGACTCTTTCGGATGCAGAAACACTTCTGAAGGCCATTGCAATTGTGGGGGAAGCCTTAAAGGGAAGGCATCTTGAGAATCGTGTGGGTATCAGCCACGACGACCTTCGTGGGGTAATTGAACATTTTGAGAACGCCTTAAAGATGTAAGCGATCATCTGGCCCTGGAACCCATCGATGGCGCCACCATCAAGCGGGTGCTGGACGATCGGCCGTACCGCCCTATCCCGCCTATCAGCAGGTCCTGAAGGGCCTGCCGGCGGTGGATTATCGCTCGGACGAGCTGTTCTATTTGCCGCGCAACGTCCGCTCCCACCGGGTCTATGGCTATAGCCCTGTCGAGCAGGTGGTGATGACGGTGAACATCGCCCTTCGCCGCCAGTTGCATCAGCTGCAGTACTACACCGAGGGCAATGTCCCCGAAGCCCTGATCGGCGTTCCGGAAACCTGGACCCCAAACTTTAACTCATGGGGCAGATCGGCCAGTTCCAGGCCTATTGGGACGCCCTGCTGGAGGGCGATACCGCCCAGCGCCGCCATGCCCGCTTCGTCCCGGCGACCATCTCGAAAAGCTTTGTCCAGACCAAGGATGCCGGTCTGAAGGACGATTACGACGAGTGGCTGGCCCGCATCGTCTAAGTCGTTGGCGTTTGCCGTGCCAAGCACGGCGGGGCCTTCTCGGTCAGCCCGCAAGCCCTGGTCC